ATAGTTATGACTTCTAGTCCCAACTACAAATATAATGAAGGGGCTCTTATTCAAGAGCTCCAATCTTATATCGATGAAACTTATGGGCAACATTATTCCCAAAACAAATATCAGGCAACCGAATTTATTATTGATGGTGGCCATGGGATGGGATTTTGTATTGGAAACATTTTGAAGTATGCCCAGAGGTATGGAAAAAAAGATGGTACTAACCGCAAAGATTTATTAAAGGTACTGCACTATGCTATTATCGCATTGCATGTACATGACATTGGTGAACAAGAAGCAGAGGAAGAGCAAGTTCGCCAGTACGAACAATTTGAAGGACAACTCGCTGAAGACGATATACCCTTCTAACAGTTTGCCCCCAGCGGGCAGTCGGGACTTGGTACGCCTCTCTCTTACTCTCTCACAAGATAGTACCAAGTACCCGACACTTTTTGTATAAATAAGAGAGTAAGAAAAAAAATTAGAGGAATGAACAATGGCATATAGATTAACTTACACTAGTACTCGACCAGACACTTCAGCGAATTGGTATTTTTTTGCCGAGGACGCTAGTTCTGATTTCGAGACTAACGGTACACATTTTAGGAATTGGCTTGACGCGAGGTCAGATGTTACAGTAACATTGACTATTGCTGAAGACAATCTTTCTTTTAAATGGGAATTAGATTTCGCTGATGAAGACGCTTACAATGCGTATGTGGTGGACAGGGATGCCTTATTTGCGGCTGCACCTTACAATGGAACTGGTCACTTATCAGAGACTTCTTATAAAGATTACTTAACTGCTAATAGTATGACAGAAGAGATTACTACTGGCGAAGTATAAAAATGGGGTTGACATTTGCCCCTAACAAATGTTAATATGTGATGTTTAATTTGATTGAGGTATATTATGAAACTATCCAAAACTACTTTGGAGTTGTTGAAAAACTTTGCTACGATTAATACCAATTTATTGGTTAAGTCTGGTAGTAGTTTATCAACTGTGTCCGCTTCAAAGTCTATTCTTGCGAAGGGCACAATCGAAGAGAGCTTCCCACAGGAGTTCGCAATCTATGACTTAAATCAATTTCTATCTTTGGTCACAATGAGTGAAGATACTGAGATTGATTTTTCCGATGATTATCTGACATGTAAGTCCGATGCTGGAAGGTTCAAGTTTTATTACGCGGAACCATCTATCATTGTGGCAGCTCCAGATAAGGAAATTGAAGTTGATGCTTTCTATCAATTCAATATTACCAAAGAACAACTCAACACTATCTACAGGGCAGCGAGTGTAATCTCTGCTCCTACTCTTAGTGTTGTCGCCAATGGTGGCAATGTGGTTCTGAGTGTGGGTGACCCGAATACTCCTAAGAGTAATTCATTCACCACTGACATTGGTAATGCTAATGTAGAGTTTGATGCTAGACTAGGAATTGAAAACCTAAAAGTAATCGCGGATGATTACGAGGTTACCGTTTCCCAGAAGAAAGTATTCAAATTTTCTAACGCGAAGAGAACCTATTTCTTGGCACTTGAACCGAGTTCAAATATTTAATGGCTTGGGTTGAAGGAATGATTGCCGTCTATGGAATGATATTATCTTTCATGGCCGGCTGGTTAATGCCGAGAGGTAACTTTATTAGAAACTCCCAGTTATGGGTAACCAAAAAAATATACAATTGGTTAGCACATGACAAGGAAAAATTGAAGGAGAAGAAATGAAAATCGAAGTTGGTCAAAAACTACCACAAGATATCACTTTCCACATGAGGGTAAGGGATGAAAATATGGTAGAACAAGGTGACGAGAATCCATATGTTTGGCAGTTGGTTAATTCAACTGACTTGTTCAAGGATAAGAGGGTAGTTCTCTTTTCTTTGCCAGGCGCTTTCACTCCAACATGTTCAACTTATCAACTACCAGACTATGACAACAACTATGAGTTGTTTAAAAACAATGGTATTGATGAAGTATATTGTCTATCTGTCAATGATAGTTTTGTTATGAACAAGTGGGGCGATTGGTTGGACATCGATAATGTTAAGTTTATTCCAGATGGTAGTGCTTATTTTACTGAGCAAATTGGTGCATTGGTAAGGAAAGACAATCTGGGATTTGGAGCGAGGTCATGGAGATATTCTCTGCTCGCGAATGATGGAGTAGTCGAAGTTGCATTTGTCGAAGATGGATGTGGTGACGATTGTCCTACTGACCCATATGAAGTATCTGACCCATACACTATGATGAACTATATCCAAACTGAAAGTCCAGTTGGAAAACAGTATGAGTTAAGTCTTGAAGATGGATTGGGAACAGAAGAAACATTTGCATAAAGTTGATTACGATATAAAACCTTTATCAAAAGAACTCGCAATCGATTTTATACAAACGCATCATTATTCACCGATGATGCCTAAACTTACGAAACACTATTTGGGGTGTTTCCTTGAGGGTGAACTAGTTGGTGTTTTGACTCTGGGTTGGGGAACACAACCTCGACAAACAATAAACAAGATGTTTACTGGGTTGGAGTCAAAACATTACTGGGAGATTGGTAAGATGTGCATGACAGATGAAATGCCAACCAACTCCGAATCACAGATGATATCCAAAGCAATAAAATGGATAAAAGAAAATACACCAGATGTATTATTTCTTTACACAATGGCAGATGGTATCATGGGTAAATGTGGATATGTATATCAGGCAAGCAATTTTTTATATGGTGGACAATACTTCACCCAAGTGTACGAAATAAATGGTGAGAAGGTTCACCCAAGAGCAACAAGAAAGTTATGTGAAGAGAACGCAAAGTTCTCTGGTAAAGAGAGAGTTTTTTGGTTGACTTCAGACTTTATGAAAGAGAAGGGAATCAAAAAAATAGAAGGATATATGTTTAGATATATCTTTCCGCTGAATAAGAAAGCAAAAAAATTATTGAAAAAATCAAATATGGAATGGACTAGAATTTATCCAAAAGACCACAATCTAAAATGGTTTGATAAAACTAGCAAACCCAAATTTGAAATTGAACAACCCCACTTCACATATGAAGAAGTTCTTTACAACGCGAGAAACATATCTGGTGGTGGGGCATCTTTAAGAGGTATATTATGAGTACAATTGTTTTAGTATCTGGTGGGTTTGACCCACTACATAAAGGTCATCTTGACCTACTACAAGAGGCGAAAAAGTTGGGTGACCATCTAACCGTTGGTTTGAATAGTGATGAGTGGTTAACTAGAAAGAAGGGGTCACCGTTCATGTCACAGTGGGACAGAATGGATTTGTTGATGAATTTAGAATGTGTTGACCATGTAGTTCCTTTCGATGATAATGACGATACTGCTAAAGACTTCATAGAAAAAGCAATTGCTAGTCACGGAATAGACCACAAGTTTATATTTGCTAATGGTGGTGACAGGACAGAACTAAACATACCAGAGATGGAATTAAGAGAAAAGTATTCCTTTGCTAATTTAGAGTTTGTCTTTGGTGTTGGTGGAAATAAAACTTATTCTAGTAGTTCGATAAACAGTGTACAAAGAGAGTGGGGTGGATATAAAGTTATTCACGCGGAAGATTTTGCTAAGGTAAAAATACTAACCATTGATATTAATAAAAGCATTAGTTATCAAAGGCACTTTTATCGTGGAGAAATATGGCATGTCATGAATGGACAGGCAATGATTAAAACTAGTAAAGGTAAACCATCAAATTATACATACGACTACTTGACTTCTGGTCAACACTTTAGTATAATACCCTACGAATGGCATCAAGTGACAAACATGGGTAACGAACCTTTAAGAATAATTGAAATTCAACATGGGTCATATGTTGAAGAAGATGATATAGAAAGATATGATGGGGAGGTAGTACATTGAGAAAAAAGAATGTGAAAGAAAGACGAAAAGTCGCACTGGGTAACTTGCTGAAAGCAAAGTTTACTCCAAAACAGGTGAAGTCTGGTAAGTTTGTCAAAGGCAAACCTGTTATGGTAGACCGTTCTGAGGAAACTTGGAACAAGAATCGTGATTACCAGATTGAGGTATTAGAAAAAAGGGTGCAAGGATGAGTGAGTTTTTATGGGTAGAGAAGTATAGACCCCAAACTATTTCCGATTGTATTTTACCAGATGGTTTGAAAAAAACTTTCCAAGAGTATGTGGATGCTGGTGAAATATCCAATATGCTTTTGTGTGGGACTGCTGGTACAGGTAAGACCACGGTGGCGAGAGCACTTTGTAATGAACTTGGTTGTGACTATATTGTTATCAACGGTTCGGATGAAAGTGGTATCGATGTATTGCGTACTAAGATAAGAGACTTTGCGAGTACAGTCAGTTTTGAAAGTAAGGCGAAGGTTGTCATCCTAGACGAGGCAGACTATCTAAATCCAAACTCAACTCAACCAGCACTTAGAGCTTTTATTGAAGAGTTTTCTGGCAATTGCAGATTTATTTTCACATGTAATTTCAAGAATCGAATCATCGAACCTCTTCACAGTAGAACATCTGTTATCGATTTTAAAATTGATAAGAAAGATAGACCAGAGATGGCACAGAAGTTCATGGGAAGGATGCAGTATATTCTAACCAGTGAAAATATTCCATACGAACAGAATGTTCTCGCGGAACTATTGATGAAACACTTCCCAGACTATCGTAGGGTCATTAACGAACTACAAAGGTATTCTAGGAGTGGTTCTATTGATAGTGGTATCCTAAGTAACATCGCTGAGATAAACACCAAGGGATTGATTGACAGTCTCAAGGACAAGGATTGGAAGAAGATGCGACAATGGGTAGTCAACAATGTTGACAATGACCCACAAGGTGTCTACAGGAAGGTCTATGATGCTCTTATCGATAAGGTGAAACAAGTACCCCACTTGGTACTATTGATTGCTGACTACCAGTACAAGAGTGCATTTGTGGCAGACCAAGAGATTAACTTGACCGCGTGTCTAACTGATATCATGGCGAGTGTTGAATTTAAATGATTGAAGGATTAGGTGAACCAGTAAAGACCTATGATGCTGAAGAGTTCAAGGTAAAGAAAAAAGCAATCAGTCCTTTTGACTTTGCGAACAGTATTAACTACAGCAAAGAGAATCTTATGGTGGATGATTGGTCTGAGAAACAGTACAATGCTTTCATTATAAACAAGTCATTGTCTCATGGCATTGATACGGTTGTGGCAGCTAATGAAATGAATGCTAGACCACACTTGGATGCAAAACTTCAGTATGATTTCTTACAGGGTTTTGTTCGTAAAAAGAAAAGATTTAATAAATGGTTGAAGGCAGAGAAGGAAGAAAACCTAGAGATTATCAAGGAATACTTTGGTTATAGTAATGTTCGAGCACAAGAGGTATTGCGTATTCTCAGTGACGAAGACATTGTGGAGATAAAAAAACTTTTAAACAAAGGTGGAAAATAAGGAAATCATAAATACTTTCATATAAATTAACAAAATTATGAAGGTATTATCATGGTGGATGAGTTTTTCGACATTGACTTTCCCGATTACAAACCAGTAGAAATTATTTTAGAAAAGGAAGATGACTTCCTAAAGGTAAGGGAAACTTTGTCACGCATTGGAGTGGCATCTAAAAAAGACAAGACATTATATCAGTCTTGCCATATTCTCCATAAACAAGGTAGATATTTTATTACGCATTTCAAGGAGCTTTTTGCGCTAGATGGCAAGGAAGCTGACTTGACTGAAAATGACTTAAAAAGAAGGAACGCAATTGCTAAACTGCTGAGCGATTGGGGTTTAGTAAAAATTCTGGATAAGTCTATTGAAGAAGAACTGGCTCCTATGAGTCAGATAAAAATTCTTTCTTTCAAAGAGAAAGATGAATGGACTCTCGTAACGAAATACAATATCGGGAGAAAACGATAACCTTAATCTAGGAGAAATCTTATGAAAAAATTAGTGACCCTTGGCGTGGTCGCAATGGCTTTATTTGTGCCCGTTGAGGCACTCGCAGATAAAAATGGTAAACTCCATGCACTCTGCAAAAAAGAAATTAAATCCCAAACAGGTGGATTCGGTCAATTACGAGGAATCAAAACCTTTAGGGGTAACATGACTGCTAAGTATCGTGTACGCGGTGCGGATGTAGATTATGTAAATTGTATTATGGGGAAAGACGAAAATGCTGTTATATTAATTGACAGGTCTACATCACAACCATTGAGTTTACTTGCAAAAAAATAAAATATTTTGCTTGACTTTTGAAAAATAGTCCCCATATTATATAAATATAGGAGTAGATGCTCGGGTGAGGTCTACACTTTAACTCGCTTAATAAGGAGGAAAACATGAACACATTAAGCACACAAGCGCATTGGGACAATCTTGTCTCTGCATTTCCACACATTCGCAGACAATTCGTAGGGTTCGATAGAGTGATTGATTTACTCAACCAGAACTTTGAGTTGAATGTGAATTCATACCCACCTTTCAACATCGAAAAATTGGATGACGAAAACTACGAGATTCAAATGGCTCTCGCTGGATTTAAAGAATCCGATTTGACTGTTGAGGTTAAGGACGGTACGCTTACTGTTGAGGGGAATCAAGAGTCTTCTGAAGAAACTGATTACATTCATCAAGGCATTGCCGAAAGAAAATTCAAAAAGTCATGGAGTCTCGCTGACACAGTTGTTGTAGATGGCGCGAAGTTGACAGACGGAATTCTTAGAGTTGCTCTGAAGAATATTATTCCAGAAGAGAAGAAACCGCAAACAATTAAAATTGCAACCAAGTAACCAACAGGGGGGCATCGCCCCCCACTTTAATTATTAGAGGATTGTTATGACAAAAAAGAAAAGTGAAAAAAAAGTAATCGCTGAAGAAAAAGTGGACATTCCACCAGAGGAGATTACACGCGAACAAACTGAAGATGCTCCAACACAAATTTGTGGCATTAAATGTTCTGGTATGGAAGAAATGATTTGTTATCTGCAAAAGGATGACCAAGGTGGTAGGTATATGATTACTAACCCTGCTAACATCAAATATATTCCAGCAGAAGGAAAACAAGGTCAGTTTAAAATAGCATTTGTTCCACAGTCACCAGCAAGTAAAGGTGTAATTTTTGTTCCATATGGACAACTAGAGTATATCTTTGAACCCAAAGAAGATTTGGTGAAAGAGTGGCAAGCTAAATTTACTCACACCCAATCTACAGAGATGAAAACAAAACCGAAATTTACTGGATAAATTGCTTGACTTCTGATACACATTCGTGTATACTATCCTATAAATGATGAATCGGTTTTATTATGTCTAATTTTTATACTTATGCGTGGCAATATGGAAATTCCATCCTTACTCGTGGAGTGAGGAATGGTGAGCGTTTTACTGAAAAACATCCATTTCAACCAACCTTGTATGTCAGAAGTAATGAACCTTCTGAATTTACTAACATTGATGGTCATTATCTAAAACCAATTCAGTTTGGAGATAATGGCGACTGCAAAGAATTCCTAGACAAATACTCTAAGGTAGATAACTACCCCATCTATGGTCAAACTGATTTGACCTATCAGTATTTGTCTTCTATGTATCCGCAAGATATTGAGTTTGACCTCAGTAAGATGCGGATTTTCTCAATTGATATTGAGACAACTGCCGAACACGGTTTCCCAGATACGGAGAATCCTATCGAAGAGGTTCTTCTTATTACACTCGTAGATAATTATACCAAGGAAATCTTTACTTGGGGTTCGGGTGAGTGGAAGCCTGGCGAAGAAACAAAAGACCTTAATGTCACTTACACTTATTGTTCCGATGAGTATGACTTGTTGGAAAAATTCATGACATGGTGGGCACAAGACTATCCCGATGTAGTTACTGGATGGAACCTAGAACTATTCGATATGCCATATTTGGTTGGTAGAATCGACAGAATGTTTGGTAACAACGCGAAGAACAATCTCAGTCCATATGGGATGACTAGGAAGAAAGTCATCAAGGGTCACAACAATCGTGAATTGTTGAAGGTTGATATGAAGGGTATCATTCAACTTGACTACATGGATTTGTACAAAAAGTTTACTTATACTTTCCAAGAAAGTTATCGACTTGATTACATTGCCGAGGTAGAACTTGGTAAGAAGAAATTGGAAAGTGGATACGAAACATTCCGCGAGTTCTATGAGAATGATTGGAATCGATTCATTGACTACAACATCATCGATACTGTTCTGGTTGACGAACTTGATGACAAGATGAAATTCTTGGAACTGATTATCACAATGGGATATGACTGTAAATGTAATTACAATGATATCTTTTCATCTGTAAGAACTTGGGATTGCTTGTTATTCAATCATCTGCTTGAAAAGAACATTATGATTCCTCAGAAGAAGGAACACTTCTCCAAGGGATTTGCTGGTGGTTATGTGCAAGACCCGAAGGTGGGTAAGTACAAGTGGGTTGTATCAGTTGATGCGACTTCTCTGTATCCATCTATCATCATGCAACATAATCTATCACCAGAGATGTTGGCAGAGGGACATAAACCTCTGGACTGTACGGTTGATAGTATTCTGGAAAGGAAACATGTTCTCAAGAGGTTGAAGGAAGCAGACTTATCCATGGCAGCCAACGGTTATATGTTTGCTAGAAACACGCAAGGATTCATGGCAGAAATTACTCAGAAGTTTTTTGATGACAGACAGAAGTACAAAAAACTCATGAAGAAGGCAGAACAGGATTTTGAGGATACCAAGAATCCAGAACTCAAGAAAGATATTGCGAAGTTCAACAACTTCCAGATGGCAAGAAAGATTCAATTGAACTCTCTCTTTGGTGCGATAGGTAACAAGTGGTTCAGATATTTCGATGAACGCATCGCAGAGGCAATCACACTAACTGGTCAGTTAATCATTCGTGATACTGGTAAGGCAGTTGATGAGTTTCTAAACAAGTTTCTTGGTACAGAGGATGTTGAGTATTCTTTCTATACTGATACTGATAGTTGTTATGTGACTCTTGATAAGATGGTGGAAGAACATCTACAGGGTAAATCTCGTGATGAGATTATTAACATACTTGACAACTTTGTCGAGAACAAACTAGAACCAGCAATCAATGGTAGAATGGTTGAACTTGGTGAGTACATGAATGTATTCCAACCCAAGATATTCTTCAAACGCGAGGCGATTGCGGATACTGGTATCTGGGTTGCAAAGAAAAGATATGCACTAAATGTATGGGACAATGAAGGTGTCCGATACAAGGAACCTAAACTCAAGGTGATGGGTCTGGAGATTGTAAGGTCTTCTACACCAGCACCAGTTAGGGAAAGTCTCAAACATGCAGTTGAGTTATGTTTGAACAAGGATGAAAAAGAATTACAGGAGTTTGTTGAGGATACATGGCAGGCATTTAGTAAAATGTCTCCAGAAGAAATTGCCTTCCCACGCGGATGTAACAACATTGATAAGTATGCCTCAAGAGAAACAGTTTATACCAAAGGAACACCGATGCATGTTCGGGGTGCCTTGGTTTACAATCACTTGCTTAGGACTCAGAAACTAGAGAAGAAGTATCAAACCATTCAAGATGGTGACAAGATTAAATTCCTCTATCTGAAAGAACCTAACCATGTGAGAGAAAATACCGTGGCGATGAATGGTCTTATGCCGAAAGAGTTTGACTTGCATCGTTACATTGATTATGAAACAATGTTTGAGAAAGCATTTATTGACCCATTGACTACTATAGTCACCAGTTTGGATTGGAAGACTAGACCAGTAGCAACATTGGAGGATTTGTTTGGGTAATGAACTATCGACAGAGACTTACTCGAAAACTCTGGCACTACAAAAAAATAAAAGGTTGTGCTAGATGTGGGTATAACAAACATGGACTTGCTTTAGATTTCGCACATGTGAATCCAGAAGAAAAGTCTCATTGGATGTATAAGAATGGCCCAGTTGGTAGTGGAATGGGAGTTTTGGTTTCAAGGATACCAAAGTACGGTTCTCAGTTACATAAAGATAGAATGAGAGAACTGAAAGAAGAGATAAGAAAATGCATAGTTATCTGTAAGAACTGTCATGTTATAGAAACATATGAAAACAGAGAAATGCATGGTGGACACAAACTACACCTTAAAAGAAAAGGTGTGCCTGAAAAAGAGGTTGCTTCTCTTGAGGGTTTATTATTTTAGGAGTGAATATGAGCACATTAGATAAATTAAAAAAGAACTCAACGATAAAACAAACTGAAGTTTTATCCAAGAGTAAATTTCTGAACAACAAAGATATAGTTCAGACAACTGTACCCGCCTTGAATGTGGCATTGAGTGGTAAGTTGGATGGTGGGTTGAGTACAGGTCTAACAGTTTTTGCTGGCCCATCCAAACATTTCAAGACTGCTTTTGCCATGTTATTGTCAAAATCTTATTTAGATAAATACGATGATGGAGTGGTGTTATTTTATGATTCAGAGTTCGGCGCTCCTCAAGGATATTTCGACAGTTTCGGCATAGATACAGATAGGGTTGTTCATACACCTGTCACGGACATAGAACAACTCAAACACGATGTGATGTCCCAACTCCAAGGTATCGAAAGAGGTGACCGAGTAATTATTATTGTGGACTCAGTAGGTAACCTTGCCTCGCGTAAAGAAGTTGATGATGCGCTTGATGGTAAATCGGTTGCCGATATGACTCGTGCAAAACAAATGAAATCCCTGTTTCGTATGGTGACTCCTCACCTAACAATCAAAGATATTCCAGCGGTGGTTGTAAACCACACATATAAAGAAATTGGCTTGTTCCCCAAAGATGTAGTGTCTGGGGGAACTGGTGTATATTATAGTGCTGACAATATCTTTATCATTGGAAGACAACAAGAGAAACAAGGGAAGGATGTTGTAGGATACAACTTTATTATTAATGTCGAGAAGTCAAGATTTGTTCGGGAGAAGTCGCGTATACCCATCGAGGTTACTTGGGAAGGTGGCATTAGCAAGTGGTCTGGTCTCCTTGATATGGCTCTTGAGTCTGGTCATGTTGTCAAACCATCAAACGGATGGTATGCGAAATCTGGTGACGATGATGCGCCGAAATTCAGACTTAAAGATACATACAACAAGGATTTCTGGATTCCAATCCTTAGTGACAAAACTTTCATCCAGTGGATTGAGGACAGATACTTGATGTCTGCTGACTCTATTATGCAGTCAGAGGTGAGTGAAGAGGACATACAGGATGCCTACTCCGAAGTGTGATAGGTGTGGGACTGGCATTGATTTAGAAAACGATGCTGGAATATGTTTTCGACACGCGGATGGAGAAGCATATCTCTGTGAGAAGTGTGTTGAAGAAGTGAAGGAAGATTTTTATAATGAGATTAGAACAAACAATACTATCGAATCTGATACATAACGAAGAGTATGTCAGACAATCAATTGCACATTTAAAGGCATCTTATTTCTTAGATGCTGAATACCGTGAAGTATTCAAATGTGTTCGTGATTATGTTACTGCATATAATTCACCACCACAAGTCAGTGCAATTAAAATTGCCTTACAAGATAACAGAAAGATTACTGAAGACCTCTATGAAAAATGTGAGGGACTTATCAATAGTCTTGGTGAATCGGATGTTGATAACAGATGGTTGATTGACCAGACAGAAAAGTTCTGTAAAGACAAGGCAGTTTACAATGCTATCATGCAATCTATTCAGATTATCGATGGACAGGATAAAACACATTCAGTAGATGCTCTGCCTTCTATATTGTCCGATGCTCTTAGTGTTGGGTTTGATAACAACATTGGTCACGATTATGTGGGTGATGCTGAACAACGATTTGATTTCTATCATAGACACGAAGAGAAGTTGCCATTTGACCTAGAGTATTTCAACAAGATTACTGAAGGTGGATTGATAAACAAGACACTTAATATCGCTCTTGCTGGTACAGGTGTTGGTAAATCTCTTTTCATGTGTCATGTGGGTGCATCCATGATTGCTCAAGGTAAGAATGTTTTGTATATCACATTGGAAATGGCAGAGGAAAGAATCGCTGAAAGAATTGATGCGAACATGATGGATGTTTCCATGCAAGATTTGAGAGACTTATCCAAGTCCATGTACACAGACCGTATTCAGAAAATCAAAAACAAAGTTGACGGTAGATTGATTGTCAAAGAATATCCAACTGCTACTGCTCATGCTGGTCATTTCAGAGCACTTCTTGAAGAGTTGAAACTCAAACAAAATTTCTATCCAGACATAATCTTTATCGACTATCTAAACATTTGTGTAAGTCAAAGACTCAGAAATAATGCTGGTGCAAACTCATATACCATAGTCAAGGCAATCGCTGAGGAACTAAGGGGACTGGCAGTAGAGTATGATTTACCAATAGTATCCGCAACCCAGACCACGCGAGGTGGGTTTAACAACAGTGATGTTGATTTGACGGATACTTCAGAAAGTTTTGGACTGCCTGCAACCGCAGACTTGATGTTTGCTCTTATAAGTACAGAAGAGTTAGAACAACAAGGTCATATGATGGTCAAACAGTTGAAGAATAGATACAGTGACCCTACAAGAAACAAACGATTTATGATTGGTGTTGACAGGGCGAAGATGAGATTGTTTGATTTGGATGATGCTCAACAAAATCTGGTAGACTCTGGACAGGAAGATGACCAACCAGTATTTGATAAAGGAAGTTTCGGCACTCGTATGAACTTGTCGGATATAAAAGTATAAATAGTAATATGATTAGTAAAGTATTATTTGGTGTCATTTTAGCTGGTGGGATTGTCGGGTATTTGTACTATACAAACACTCAGGCAGAACTCATTGAGCTTCGTGAATATAATATGGCGATGGAATTGCAAGTCGCTACACAAAATGAAACCATTGATAAGATGTCTAAACAATACGAAACACAAGCAAAAGCGCTTGGTGAGTTGACTTCTAAGAATGCTGAGATTGAAGCGGAAATGACAAGATACCTTGATATTTTTCGTAGACATGACCTTAGTAAACTTGCAGCTGCTAAACCAGGCCTAATTGAACCAAGGGTGAATAATGCAACAAAAGAAGTATTTGACAGCCTCGAAACTGATTCCAGTTTTGAGTTTGATGCTGATAATTAGTGGTTGTTCTTTAATACCAAAACAACCGCGTGAGGTAGAAATCAAAACCGTAGAGGTGCGTATACCTATACAGCATCCTGTGTATCCTAGACCCATCGATATGAAAGAACCTAAGTGGTATGTCGTATCCGATAAAAATTTAGACGAATTTCTTACTAAGATAGAAAAGGAATCTGGAAAGATGGTCTTTGTGGCCATGTCTGTTCCAGACTATGAGCTCATGGCGTATAATCTGCAAGAGATTAAACGATTCGTGAAAGAAACTAAAGAAGTGATTGTGTATTATAGAACTGTTATGTCAGATGATGAAGAACCATTAGGAGAAGAATCAAATGGCAAAGGAAACGATTGACACAGGAACTAATAAGGTAGATGTTGATTTAGATAGATACACCGACTTAATTTTGAAACTTGACGAAGCGCAAGACAAGATTAGGGAGATGGAAAAAATCACAAAAGAGTTGAAGATTACAACCAAGGCTGCACAACCAAGTACAAAATTTTCATTTGGTGCTCTGTTTAGGGACGAGAACGATATCAACGAAAAATCCATCATAGGATTTGCATCATTTATCATGATGCTCGCGTTTGGTATTGTTGACCTAGTAACAGGGTTTTGGGGTCAAGATATAACTATATCGGATACAATCTACACTTCATTTGTGGTAGTCACATTGGGTGCTTTCGGTATTGCAGAAGCTGGTAAGGCATTCAGTAAACAATAACCCCTAGATATAAGGAGAATAAAACTAGTGAAAATTGCGGTTGGACTCGCAACGATTACTTTGCTAGCGGGATGCGCTAGTGGACAGGGTATACCACCCACATTCAAAAACAATACAGATGATACTCTCATATACTGTGAAACTATAGGTGGCAGCAGTCAAAAAGAGTGTCGGAGGATGCATAAAGGGG